AGGAACCAGTAATATACACAATACAATAATACGGAGAATACGTATGTCATTTGCTTCACTTAAGAAGTCCTCTTTTCAGGATTTACTTTCTAAAGCAGAAAATCTCAACAAGACCGAAAAAACTGGTCCTGATGAGCGTCTCTGGAAACCAGAGGTAGACAAGGCAGGGAATGGTTACGCAGTAATCAGATTTCTTCCTGCACCCGATGGAGAAGACCTTCCATGGGCACAAGTGTGGACACATGCCTTCCAAGGACCAGGTGGATGGTACATTGAGAACAGTCTAACGACTTTAGGTAAAAAGGATCCTGTTTCTGACTTGAACAGGGAACTCTGGAACTCTGGTGGCGAAGGTTCTGCTGCAAGAACTCAAGCACGTAACCAGAAACGTAAGTTAAACTATTACAGCAACATTTACGTTGTTAAGGATAGTGCAAACCCTGAAAATGAGGGTAAAGTCTTCCTATACCGTTATGGTAAGAAGATCTTTGATAAGGTTATGGAATCAATGCAGCCTGCATTTGAGGATGAGACACCAGTAAACCCATTCGATTTATGGAAGGGTGCTGACTTCAAACTCAAAATTCAGAAGGTTGCTGGTTTTTGGAATTATGATAAGTCCGAGTTTGATAAAGCATCAACTCTAGGTGATTATAGTGATAAGGAGTTAGAGGGCATTTGGAAGCAAGAGCATAGTCTCTCTGCATACACTGCCGAAGATCAGTTTAAATCTTATGATGAACTCAAGGAACGTCTTGAGAGAACTCTTAAAGGTAACTATTCTGCTAAGGTAGATGAGTCCCTTGAGGATGAAAGCGAAGGTCGTGGTGTCGAAGCACCTGCTCCAACACCTGTAGCTGCAGCAAGCACTGGTGAAGATGATACTCTATCATACTTTGCTAAATTAGCTAATGAAAATTAAGCCACTTCTGCACGTCAGACTTGATCAACTTGGATTCTTTTACTGGGATCCTAAAGATGATCCAAGAGAACCAGAATATTGGGAGACCCGTAATGGGTCTCCTTTTTTATTCCATTGTAATTCCTGAGTAGGAGTTACCTATTGTTACTGATCCACCTGCGTTTTGTCTAGCTTGGAATACTTCTACAAATTCTCTTATATAAGCTGGTCTAATCAGAATTATTTTTTCTTTCTTTGAATTCTTATCTGCTTCATATTGATAGTTCGTTACTGATACAACGGGACTTGCTGTAACTGTAGTACTGCCATCGAAATATGATATTTGGAAATTTGATGGTACTATTTTCCCTGCAGGACATATAATATTTTCATTAGCATCCTTAACTTCTGTAGTTATATAATGCTTAGTTGCCATCGGATTGTCATATTTGGAATAGACATACTCATTTAATTGCCTTGTTGATTTTGGCCATTGCTCATGGTAATTAACAATATCATTAATTACAAGTATAGTCCAGTTATAGAATGGATTTTGATAATACTTTACTGCTAGATCTTCTGGTCTTTCTCCATTTCTGACTACGTATTCATTGAATATAACCATGGAGTTTTTGATATCACCTAGTACTTCTGCACGTCTCCATAAATTTTTTGCAGTTATAAGTTTAGCATCAGTTGGACTGACGCTAATATTATAGTACATATCGGGTAGTGATCTTAACATTAGTATGAATAGTATTGTGAATCTGCCATATCTCCTCGATATGTACCACTAGGATCGCCGTGTAATTTATGTCCTCTTCTTTGGTCTTGCATGTTTATCAATTGTCCAAAGTCGCCCTTAGTGAGAGCAGTAAGTTCTGTAAATCGGCAATTTAAAGTAATAAGTGGGAATGAACCATCAAAAGTAGTTGTTAGTTGGTTCATGGGTGTTGTATTTACTCTAAGATTAGTTAAAGCACATAATTTTGTTTTGGGTAGCATTGGGTGTCTACTAATTTTAGTTTCCCTAGTTTCTGGATCAACATTGACAAATTTGGGTATCAATTGAAATACATCTGGGAATTGTAGTAGTATTGCATTACCTGACCCTTCTATATGGCCTGGATGCATAGCAACTTTAAACCATTGAATAATCGATTCGATTTGTTGTGCTTCACCTGAACTTCTTGCTGCAAATTGGAATGTCATATCAAAGTTTCTGAAGTCCATCTTCTTGAAGAACTGCATGGCATTTTCATTTGGTGCAAGTCCAGCAAGACCAACTAAATTTCTTGGGTTAACTTGAGTACCTACGTTAAATGGATCAACCATTCTATTGACACCACCTGCAGTTGCTTTTGCTTCAGCAGCAGCACTCTGGGATACATTTCCTTTTGCTGCCGCAGTAGCCAGAAATTGTGTTAAACCCATTGCAGCACCCATTCCAGCAACTGTTGCTCCAGCAGTAAAATTTTCAGCTAGTAATGCTAATGTTCCTAATTTGAATTCATTGTTCCAGTTAGCACCATATTCATATTGAAATTCGTTAGGTAGTGCTAAGTTTGTTGATGTAGCGGTAAGACCTTTTTGGCTAGCAGCAAAGTCTTCTTTTCTTTTTATATGAGCTTCATATGCTTTTTTGTGTTCTGCTGAAGTCTCAGCAATGGTAGGATCCAGATGGGACATATCTTGAGAACCATCGAGACCACCAAGTAGTTCATCTGGAGTTACCTTACCATATGCTTCCTCAGGGTCTAATAATGGTCCCTTGAATGCCTTCATTGGTTTATTCAACCCAAAGATATTTTTCCCTCCTCCCATATTGATTGTTGCTTGAGCACTCTGTCTTATTCCTCTTTCATATTCATCTACTAAACTCTTTCCACTACTAATTCCCTTAATTTTCTCTAATACTCCTTTTCCAAATACAGAAGATTGTTGCATAATATTGGTATCTTGTATACTTCCAGCTGCGTCATTGAAATCCCTCATGACGGTTGCCTTAGCTCTATCGTATGACCACCTTTTTATTTCTAAAAAGGATGCATATCCAATATTACTTATGTTACTTGGATAATTGTGGATGACCTTCTCTTCACTCATGAATTTCTATGAAATTTTTCAATGGGTAGTTGGCTTAACAATTGTACTTCGCTTTCTTTAATTTCAAAGAAAATAGCATCAGCTCTTTTCGGTATATAGTAGTGTAGCGTAGACGCAGGAAACTTTTTATTATTTATCGCACTTAATCGTGAGTTTGCTTTGATATAATGGAGATTTGCCCCCAACATGTTGTCTTTTTTGACATCTAGGAAGTGTATTAGTGGATATTGATCCCATTGTTTCAATTGAGTTTTGAATTTTGGGTCATATTCAAACAGATACCACTTACCTTCTTCAGGTCGATCAGTTGCATCATCATATAATTTATTGAATATTTCGTCTCGTAGTTTGGTTTTGGTTATTTTATTACCCTTTAATCGTTCGATTAGTGCATCAAACCTTGAGCTCTCGCTCTGTGATAATTTTGAACTCCCAAAGCCTGTCCCTGCAGTACTCTTCTGCTGCTTCCCACTTCGCTTTGTTTGTGGCATACGTCATTACCTCAGTTATATAACGTTTGGTGTGCTTCTTTTGAGGAGTTGGACCATCGACCTGTCTTTTTGGTTTAACCTCAACTAAGTATGATTGTATTTTACCATTAGTCTCTTTGACTTTCATATAGAAGTCGGGAAAGTATCTTCTCCACTTCTTAGATACTGGATCTTTATAAGGAATAACATATTCTTCACTCGACCATTCAAGGACATTTTTTGTACTATCGCAGTAGTTCATGAACTTTCGTTCCCAAAGAGATCTATATACTACGTTAGTAGGATCCCCTTTATACTTGCGATAATTTCTTACTCTGTACTTTCCTTTGTAAGTAGGCATAAATAAAGATGGTCACACCATAAGTAATATTTATGGCAATTGAAACACCAAAAAGAGGCGTACTGGAATTCCAGCAGGAGATATTAAAACAGGCTGGGGGTATTTCTGCGTCTAATTTGTATCAGTTTGATATACAGATGCCTGAACCTTTAAGGAAATGGTTATCAAATGAGCTTGATCCTGGAGAGGGAGGTACGGATGATTTAGTAAGTAAAAATCAAGCTAGACTTCAACTTGAGTGTAATGAGATACAAATGCCAGGTGTAACATACTCTGGTACTGATGTAAAGATGCCATTTAAAGGCATTACTCAGAAAATGGCAGGTAATAAAGTATACAATGAACTTGATGTCAGTTTCTTCTTGGATACTGAATCAACTGCATTG